GGCGTTGGTGGGGAACTTCACCGCCATGAACTGCTTCAGCGACTGATTCTTCTCAGCAGCTTCGGCGTACATGCCAATGGTCAGGTCCATGGGGACGTTGTCGCCCTTGGCATCTTTGTAGATCAACGCATCGCTCATTTGTTTTTCTCCTTATGTGGCGATTTGTAGGGGCTTAGACGCGCTCGATGGTCGCGGTTTGGCCGACAGCGCCGGATGCACCCAACAGGGCCACCACACGCCACTTATGAACGATTGCCGAAGCAGCCGCAGTTGCCTTGCACACCTTGGGGTAGGCGCCAGACAAGCCTGTGCCACGGGCCACCACGGTGCCTGCCACGACGTAGTCGCCAACAGCCAACACACCGGTGCCAGGGGTTGCCTGCAGACCGTCCAAGGTCACAGTCGCACGGGAGCCAGACTTGGTACCGCGAACACCGCCCAGGTTGAAACCGTCCTGAGGAGCGATGTCGTTGGCGGTATCCAAGATGCCTTCGATTTCGTTGCCGACTGCGCACAGGCCGTACTGACTATCGCCAGCCAACTTGAGCAGCTTGCCGACGTCGATGTCGTTGAGCTGGTTGGATACACCAGTGCCGTCCGCAATGCGGGCGGTGACGTTGGTGTCGTATGGAGAGATGATCTCCTTCATTTGAAACTTCGCCATATCAGCTCCTTATTTGCTCAGGCGGGTCGCTTGCACACGGCGCATACGGACAGGGTCCTCAACAGCCGCACTCTTCTCGGACGAGCCGGACGACGAAACCGCCGCCACACCGCCCACCTTGAATTTCGTTTCGAAGGACGCACGCAGGGTTGCGTGTTCGGCCAACAAAGCCTCGTCGGACAGGCCGGCGGCAGTGCCACCGGTACCGCCCAGGGCCACCTTCAAGCGATCCACCGATGCCTCGGCCAGCGCACGCAGCGAGGCGTGAACGCCCTGCTTCTTGTCGGCGTCAGCCTTCAGGTCGCGCACTTCGACGGTCAGGTCCAACACTTGCGCTTGCGAGGCTGCCAACTGCGACTGCAGGAAGGCGACCAGCTCACCGCCTGCCGGGGCAGCTTGTGCGGGAGCAGCTTCAGGAGCAGCGGCGGCTGTAGGCTCCACTGCAGGAATCACAGCCGCAGGAGCTGGCGAACCAGCACCTTCAACTGCTTCGGTTGGTGCACCAGCGTCAGCCAGAGCAGCGCCACCTTCAGCCAAGGCGGCGAGTTGTTGTTCGGTCAGTGCAGTTTTCACCACAGGTCCTTTCGAGAAATTGCCGCCATACTGGGAACGCTGTTTCTGAGAGTCAATCTCCCCCTGAATCTTTGAAACCACGGCGTCAAAGTTCGACACCGAGTCCACAAGTCCAGCAGCCACGGCGCGGTCGCCAATGAACACTCGCCCTTGGCCGATCTTCTCAGTGGCCTGGGCCACAGACATGCCGCGCTTTGGGGCTACATGGCTGATGAACAGCTGGTCCATCTGGTCCACTTGCTCTTGGATCACAGCCTCGGCCTTGGCTGTCAGCTTCTCCATGGAGTTGCCCAAGGCCTTGTACTCACCGGAGCGGATGACCGTGGCCTTGATGCCATTCATGTCCATCGCCTTGGTGATTTCCTTGTGCACGGTCAGCACACCGATCGACCCGGCTTCGGCCACTTGACCGATCGTGATGTCGCGTGCGCTCGAGCCAAGCCAGTAGGCCGCTGAGGCAATCATTCCGTCGGAGAACGTGTGGACAGGCTTGACGTTGGCGTCGATGTTGCTGATCAAGTCGGCCACATCACTGACGCCGGAAACGGCACCGCCGCCGGAGTTGATATCGAGCACGATGGCGCCGATGTCGGGGTTGTTGGCAGCCTCAACAAGTGCTGCACGGATCTCGCCGTAGCCCGTCACGCCTGCGTAAGCGGCGTACCAGGGCTCGCCCGGAACCAGGGAGCCCGAGATGGAGACCACACCGACGTTGCCCTGAGTGGTCAGCAGACGTGATGTCGGCTGCTCAGTACTCGTGGTGGCGTTGTCCTTGTAGTAGGCCTGCACATCCAGGCCTGCAACTGTCTTGAGGGCTGAGATGTAGGCAGCAAGTGATTCCTCAGTGCCCGCCCAGAAACGGATGTCAGGGATTTGCATTCTTGTTGTCCTTGGTCGCTGGGGTGCCGCGTTTCTGCGACGGGGTACTTGGGCTCAGGTTCTGGTTCAGGGCTCCGCCTGCACCGCCGCCTGAGCCGGTGTTGCTGTAGTTGTTGGCGTTCGGGTCTGGCTGCGCGGTGTTGCCGGCGGCAGGTCGGAACATCGTTCCGCTCAGAGGCTTGAACGTGGAAGGTGGCAACTTGCCTGTCAGCTGCAAGGCTGCGTCCTCATCTGAGAGCAGCCCCAAGGACAGCAGGTCGAGCACGCGGGACTGGCGTTGGGCCTTGAAGGCCTCAAGTTCGCTGTCGGGGCGCAAGTCAATGCGCTCGAAGGCGAACTCGACATAGACGTCAAAGCCCAACAGTCGCGTTGCCAGGGTCAGAGACCGCGACAGCAACGAGTTGACCTTGTTCTGCACGCCCTCGCAGTACTTGACGAAGAGCATGGACTCTGTGCTGGCCACGTTCTGGCTGCCGGAGCCATGGCCAAGTACGGCAGGCGGGGCCTTTGTGCCCGTGGCCAACTTGGCGTTGGTCATTTCCTGCAGCGTGCTGTACTCGCTGTTGAGAGAGACGTTGCCGTTGTTGAGGTACTTGAACTCCAGGGTGTCGAAGTGAACCAGGGCGTCGTCGGGCTCCAGGCCGTTCACGACAGCCTCAATGGCCGCGATGTACTGCTCTTGGTAGGCGCGAACGGCGTCGGGATCCCCAGCGATGCTGGCAGGAATCGACTTGCGGAACTCTTCCCAGGTCACCGAGGTGTCCAGGCGTGGGTGCAGGGCCCGCTTGATCACGCGGCGAACGTCCTGCGTGAACTCTGCGTCTGCCAGGGCAGCGTGCAGTGCCGCTTCCATCGGGCTGTCCGCATACGCGGTCAGCAAGTCCTGATCGAGCGCGTCGTAGAAGAACGTCGGGATGTCCAGGTTGATCTCGCCCTGTGGTGCCTTCTGCACCGGGTAGACCGACCCCTTGTTGTCCTCGAAGAAGTCGATCTGCGTCGTCGAGATCGGCTGCAGGCGGCTTGGCAGGCGGGCCTTGTCCAGCACCAGCTCCAGAGCGCCTGCACCGTAGAGGCGAAACTCCTTGGTCAGCGCTTCGGCCACCGCGTGCAGGCCGCTGATGTTGGTGAAGCCCTCGGAGTAATCCGTCAGGTAGTTCATCCGGGAGATGACCTGCTGAAGCGCGTTGGTCGCCTCCGGGTGCACGGTCCCGTCCTGGTTGCGAGCCACGGCCATGAAGCCGCGTGTGACCACCATCCGGGCGTAGGCCCAGTTACTGGCTGACAGGTCCGGACTGACTACGGCCAAGTCGTGGATGGTCGACTTGGTGGTCGTGCCCGTGCGCAGCGTCAGCAGGTCCAGGTTTGCCGTGCGACGGTCTGTCGCTGCCAGCTTCTGGTCGCCGTTGGACGTCTTTGTGCGCTTGGAGTAGCTCGGCTGAGCCTGCGCCTTATTCGGCACTTTCGGGTCGACGATCTGCGGCAATGCCGCAGCCTGCTTGGATGAACCAAACAGACCCTTGATGTTGGTGAACAGGTCGCGTAGCAGCATGGCCGCCATACTGGAAGCCCGCTACCGAAGAAGTAAATCCCCCCGGCGTTCGACAAAGAAAAAGGGCCCCAACGCCAGCTGGGGCCCCGAACGGGTGTCATTACCGTGCAAGAACAGCCTGACCTTATTTCTTTTTAGCGTTTGGGTCAACCATCTTGAACTTGCCGACCGGCAGCAAGCTCGCCAGGATCGGACTGAACGCCAGACCTCGCATCTTGCAGGCCACAACCAGGTACAGCATCGAGTGGTGATAGTGGTCGTTGCCCTTGGCAGACTTCTGCCAGTGCGACGTGAACTCACCGTTGCGCAGCGTGGCAGACGCCCGCTTCATGTCCTGCAAGTGGGCCTTGAACGTGTCCCAGTCCGCGCCCTTGGCCACCCACACGTTGCCTGCGCGGAACTCCGCCAAGATGTGGTCGAACATGGCGTTGCGGTTGACGTGCACCTGCTTGACCCCAAGCAGCGCGGCGTCCGGGTCCTCTTCCTTGACCTTGACGTCGAACAGGTCCAGGCCATTGCGTGTCACGTAGCTGGCGCCGTACAGGTTGGCGTCCTCGCTGGACATGCCCATGATCAGGTCTGTGTAAGGCTGGATGTCGCTCACCACGATGGAGACCCGGTACTCAGCCTTGAGCGCCCAGTAGCGTTCACGAAAGCGCGACAGCGGCACGCGCTCGCGGTACACCACACCGATCTTGCCGTCAGGCCCTTCACACCCAATGGTGAAGTGGCAGGTCAGGCCCAAGTCGATGCCCATGCAGTGCGTCGTGAACGGGGACACGATCATGTCCACGCCCGCCTTGTTCAGGTCTTCCTCGGTCAGGCCCGACTCGGCGTCCTCGGCGGGCTTGCCCAGCGAGAACTGCTTGAACTTGGACTTGTTGGCGTAGCTGGTCGACGCAATGACCAAGTCCGTGAGGGTCACGATGGTCGGCGCGTCGAACGGCTGCACCTGAAACCCGGTGGCGATGTAGTCATCGTCGGGGTTCTCACACACCCAGATGCGGTGCTCTGGCGCCAAGCTCACAGGCCTGAAGCACGCTGGGCACAGCATCTGCGCATCGCGGTACCGAATGGTGTGCAGGTTCTCCTTGGTGATCTCGTCAAGGTGGCCGTCGTAGCCGGGGATCTTGACGTGATCGTAGTAGTCCGGCACGAACGTGTGCGAGCAGTGATGGCACTTGCACATGTTCCACCACCGGTTGGACGCCTTGAAGGCCTCATCGATGGGCCCGCCAGGGAACGTCGGCGTGCTGAGCTTGACCTTCCACTTGTAGAGCGAGTGGATCAAGCGTGAGTGATAGTCCCCGATGATCTCCTGGTCCGAGAAGTCGAGCTCGTCGTGGAACAGCATGTCAAGGGTGGTCGAGATCGCCGCGTTACCCGTGGCCGCGCCCTTGAAGTAGATTTCCTTGCCGACGCCGAACGTCTTGGTGTCCGCCGAGTCGATGTCGTCACTGCTCATCGAGTCCCGCAGCAGCGGGCTCGTGTTGATGATCGAGGCGAACCGAGTCTTGGAGTAGTTGGACGCGAATGTCGCTGTCGGGAAGGTGTAGCCGACGCGAAACGACCCGGGCATGATCATGACCAGCCCCAGAGACATCCGCATGGATAGCTCGGAGATCCCGGTCTGCGCGGACTTGCGGATGATGATCTCTTGGGCCTCTTCCTCGAGGATGCGCTTTTGGTACTCGTGGCCGGCGAAACTGAAGTTCTTGCCGTTGATGTACGTGTTGGTCTCGATCCACTTGGCCAAGTCTCTGCGACCCAGCTTTTGGGTCGTGGCCGAGCGGATGCGCTGGATGTGCGACTGCGAGAAGCGGCTCATCGGTCCACTCCCCCGGCTGCGAGGTACTCGTCCCAGGCCTTTTGCTGCTGCGCCAGCTCCTTGGCCAGGGCAAGTCCGGCATCGGTGAGCGAAACCGTGTCCTGGAGGAGCCCTTCGACCCGCATCTCGCTGGCTCGGCTGTAGTAAGTGCGCTTGGTGCTCGCCAGTTTCATCAGATCTGACAGCGGCGCGGGCCCGTCCGCCAACATCAACAGGATGTCCGACGTGAGCCCTCGGCGTGGTTTGCCTGTGACGGGCCGCTTTGGACGGTCTTTTCTGGGTGTGCGGTCGACTTTTTCGGCGCGGACACGCTGCACTGGGGCGGGTCTTGGCAGCTCCACAGGCTTGTTGAGCTCCTCGCGGATGCCCTTGGCGGGGTCGAAACCCTTGATGATGTCGCGCAGGTCTAGTGTCATAGGCCCGCCTTGACCAATTTGGCCTCATAAACGGCCAAAAACCCCTCTGCGACGTCCGTTGGCAGGGTCTGCAGGGCATCGATCAGGATTTGCTCGATCTCCTTGAGCCGCTCGGAGGTGTAGACCTCGCCTTGGAGCTTGGCCAGGGCCGAAAGCGTGGCGGCGACGGAGTTGGCGGTCTGAGCCTTCTGGTTGGCGGGCACGCCCTCCTCTTGGAAGACGTCTCGCTGCAGGTTTTGGACCGTGATGAGCTGCAGGACCAGCTCACGCTCGATGTTGAGGTCCTTGAGCGCCTTCGTGGGCAGGCGCATGTCGATCTGAGAGCGCAGGTCGAGCAGACCGTCCTCGTCGAGGAGGTCAATGTCGAAATTCATCCGCCGGGTGGCGGGTTTTTCGAGCGGGCTGTCGCCGGATTGGGGAGGTAAACGCATCTAGGGTCCTGCTGGGGTGCAGGAGGACCCTATTTGCCGGGTTGTAACTAGGTCAATCCGTCACGATTGGGGCCGAATTGCAAGCAACTTGGCCTTCTCAGGCTCCCACACAGCACGCAATGTGGGGTCAGTAATGGGGTCAAGGCCAAACTTCAGCGCGTTGACGTCCGGGTTGCTCACCCATGCAGCCGCTGCTTTGCGTGAAGAGACCAAACTGCACTGGTCTTTGGTCGCAGCCGCGATGTAGTAGCTCTTGTCGGGACACCACCAACCAACCCAACAGCCCCTTGCGTTCTCAGACGCGACAATCTTGGGCGACAGGTTCGGGTTCAGTGGCGGCAGGCAGGTCGCCTGCGCGGCCGTCGCCGCGATGAGGATGAATCCTAGTGTGAAGGCCGCGAAAATCAGCAGGTTTTTGGCGTAGTGGCTCATATCAGCTCCTTTGTTGGTGGGAGCCGATACTGGGGAGCCGTTCAGGCTATGTAAATCTCCGGGAGTTCAGAGCTTAGGCCCGAGCTGGGGTCACTGCTGTGCCCCACTCGCTAGAGAATAGCGCTTCTCCAGTGGGGGCGAAGCCCACGCGGTGGTACAGGACCTGCTCGATGGGCGGCGGGGCCGCCGCGAGGTCCTCTGTCGTTGCCGGGGGCCTCAAGATGACAACCGATACGGTTTCACGGTCGTGCTCAAAGGCCATGAACTGACCCTTGGCGGGGCCATCCATCATGCGGGCGATCATCAGGCGGCCTCTTCCAGTCGCTTTGACATCAGCTTGATCAGCTTTTCTGGGGGCAAGTCCAGGGTGCTGGCGGTGTCCCTGACGTAGCCCAGAAGGACGTCGATGAACGGCGCAGTCTGCTCCGCCACACTCTTGCGCCCACCCTTATGGGCCCCCTCACGATTGCGGTGTTCGGGGTAGGCCGCATTAACCCAACGATTGAGTGTTGGCACCGACCCGACAACACCTGGGTGCGTATCAAAGGCCTCCTGGAGGGTCATACCACCTTCCACCACGGCGAGCACGGCAGGGTTCGTCTTAATGGCCTCGATGTCGACGGGGGTTGTGTCAGCGACGGGGGCGCGGAGCTTGCCATCGGCCTTGGCCTTGACGTAGTCGGGGTTGGTTTGCAGGCGTCGGCGCAGCGTGGGCTCAGACATACCAAGCATCTTGGCAGCCTTGGTGACCGACAGCTCCCCGCTTACGACGTGGGGGATGACGCTTGAGAATGTGTGATTTGTCATGCGTCAACTATATCACACGTCAAACTTTCCGCAACCCCGCCGCATAAAAAACGGCCCTGGTTAGCCGGAACAGCGCCCACGAAAATAAAAAGGGTATACGTCAAAACATAGGGTTTTCCCTAATGTTATTCCCCTCGTGACGAGGCATAATTCGTTTATCGGTTCAGGAAACGGGCCGATAGTTTACCAGGGAGCGTAGGGCTCCCCGGGTGGATCAACACGCCTTTAAAGGAATTGCCATGGCTGCTTTGCTTACCCTCATTCGTGCAACGTCAAACGATCGTGCTACTTCGCGCGCAGCGTTTACAGATGCCTTCAGCTCGGACTTGTTCGAGCTGGTCAAAGCCAACAATAAGGATTCTCTGACATCCGCACTTCAGGCGGTGGGCAAGGGTACTAAGTGGGCAGACCTGACGGCAGCGATTACCGCAGGCATTGTTGCCTGTACCGCAGGCTTTCCCCTCAACGAGAACAACGAACGCCCGGGCTGGATCGCTGCGCAGCATGGCGGAGTGGGATACGCCAAAGCCCCTGCCAGTGAACGCGGCGCCTACGCCCTCGCCCACGTTGAC